CAACTGTGGGTCGATACCATCGAACGCGAACAGGCGGTCGCTCCCCAGCAGCGAGATGCTTTGATCCGCCTTGTGGACTCGCTTCAGCGCGACATCTATGAGGCTCTTCTGTCCAACGCCGAGAAGAACGCTACTGGCCCTCAACTGGCTGACCTTCCCGCCGCCACGGGCGAGGTCGCGACGGTGCAAGATGACGACGCCGATGGCTATGACCAGATTTGATACTCTAGAGCGGCTAGTTGCCGAGGTCGCTGCGTCGGTGCGGCCCCCCGAACGTCTGACTGTCTCCCAAGCCGCCGAGAAGTATCGCTACCTGAACAATCCGGGGGCCTATGTCGGCCCGTGGAAGAACGACATGACTCCCTACCTCGTCGAGCCGATGGATGAGTTGACCTCTCGGGAGTTCACGGGGTGGGTGTTTGCAGGCCCCGCCCAGACGGGCAAGACCGATATGGCGATCAACTACTTGGCCTATTCGGTCAAGTGCGATCCGGCCGACATGATGATCGTGCAGACGACCGCGACCACGGCTCGCGACTTCTCGATGCGCCGGATCGACCGACTGCATCGGCACAGCCCGGAGATAGGCAAGATGCTGGTCCCTTCCAAGCAGGGGGACAACGTGTATGACAAGCACTACACGTCCGGGATGCTTCTGACCCTTTCGTGGCCGACCATCAACGAGCTTTCCGGCAAGCCCATCCCTCGGCTCTGGCTGACGGACTATGACCGGATGGAGCAGGACGTGGATGGCGAAGGATCGCCGTTCGACCTCGCCAAGAAGCGGGCCACGACCTTCCGCAGCTTCGGCATGTGTGCGGCCGAATCGTCTCCGGGCTTTCCGGTCCTCGATCCCAAGTGGCGCCCCTCGACGCCTCACGAAGCGCCGCCGACGAGCGGAATCCTCGGTCTCTACAATAAGGGCGACCGGAGGCGCTGGTTTTGGCGATGCGTGGCCTGCGGGACGCCCTTCGAGCCGGACTTCGAGTTGCTGAACTACCCGGACAGCGAAGATCTCATGGAAGCCGCCGAGATGGCAACGCTTCGCTGCCCGCATTGCAACATCGACTACCCGCACGATCCTGACTTCGGGATGCCGGGCAAGCACGAAATGAACCGCAATGGTCGTTGGATCAAGGAGGGCATGGTCTGGCGCCCAGACGGCTCAATCGACGGAAAGCCGATTCGGTCGACCACGGCGAGCTTCTGGCTGAAAGGCGTTGCCGCCGCCTTCTCCGACTGGAAGACCTTGGTTTTCAACTATCTGAGCGCGATGCGGGAATATCAGCAGACCGGCAACGAAGAGTCGTTGAAGACCACGATCAACACCGATCAGGGCAAGCCCTACATCCCAAAGTCGCTCGAAACGGGCAGGTCGCCGCAAGAGCTTGAGTCTCGTGCGAAAGACTACGGGATGCGGGTCGTCCCCTACCTTGCCCGGTTTCTGGTGGCCTGCATCGACGTGCAGAAGAACAGGTTCGTCGTGCAGGTCCACGCGATCTGCGAGAATCACGACATCAACGTGATCGACAGGTTCGAGGTCAAGAAGTCCAAGCGATATGACTCCGACAGGGAACGCAAGTGGGTCAATCCCGGAGCCTACTTCGAGGATTGGAAGCTGCTAGTCGAGGAAGTCTTGCTCAAGACCTACCCTCTGGCAGACAACTCGGGTCGTCACATGGCGATTCACCTGACAGTCTGCGACTCGGGGGGCCGAGAAGGTGTTGCTGCGAACGCCTACGACTTCGTGCGATGGCTGCGTCGGCCTGAACATCGTTCGGAAGGCTCGGCGGCCGATGAGGGCACCTACCAGTGGGAGCAGGGCCTTGCGTCCCGGTTCTTGCTACTGCGCGGCGACAGCAAGCCCGGCGTTCCTCGGGTTCGGATCGAGTATCCTGATTCGCAGCGGAAGGACAAGAACGCGGGCGCTCGCGGCGAGATTCCGGTCATGTTCATCAACTCGAACGCGGTGAAGGACCAGTTGAACCACGCGCTCGACCGCACCGACCCCGGCGGCAGGATCAACTTCCCGAACTGGCTGGAACCCAGCTTCTTTACCGAGTTGACGGTCGAAATCAAAGACCCTAAGAAGGGGTGGATCAACCCTCGCGCCTACCGCAACGAGTCCTGGGATTTGCTTGCCTACTGCATTGCGGCTTGCCTGTCCCAGAAAGTCGGGATAGAGCGGATCAGGTTCGACGACCCGCCGTCTTGGGCGGAACGGTGGGATCAGAACAGCCTTGTTTTCTCGCCTGAGGTTGACAAGGGAAAACCGTTCGACGCCAAGCCGAAGTCCGGTTATGATATGGCGAAACTCGCTGCGGAGCTTGGCTGATGTATCTCCCCCTCACCGAAGAACAGGCGGTTGTAACCCGAAAGCGGCTCGCCGAGGCCGAACAGGCTTGGCACGATCTTCAGATCGGCACTCAGGCTCGGGTGTTCGTTGACCAGAACGGCGAGCGTATCGAGTATAATCCGGCCACGCGCGCTGGCCTTCGCGGCTACATCATGGAGCTTCGCGCGGCGCTCGGCCTCCCGCCCGGTTCGGTCGGGCCTCTCTATGCCCGAATGGTTCGCTGATGAAGACGGTGCCGCAAGAAAACTTGGAGCAGTTCGCCGCGCGCCTTGCTGCCGAGGCCGGAAAGGACATGGCGCTCGGCGGCGCTTTCGAGGGTGCCGCCCGGTTCGACCGTCAGATCTCGTCGTGGAACCCGGCGCTTCGATCCGCCGATGCCGACATCCTGCCGGACAAGCGGCTTCTTGACGCTCGTGCCCGCGATCTTCACCGCAACGACGCCTATGTCCAGTGGGGCGAGCAGCAACATCGCGACTCCATCGTGGGCGCGTTCTTCATGCTCAACTCCAAGCCTGCGGCGGAAGTTCTCGGTTTCAGCAGCGAGTGGGCCGAAGAGTTCCAGCGCGAGGTCGAGACCAAGTTCATGCTCTGGGCGGAAAGCCCACATTGCTGGCCCGACGCGGCGGGGCAACTGACTTTTACCGAGATCATCCGTCTTGCGGTCGGCGTTGTCGTGTTCGGCGGCGAGGCCCTGATGACCGCAGAATGGTTGCCTCGGCGCGGTCGCGAGTATCGCACGGCAGTCCAGATGATCGACACCGACCGGCTGTCGAACCCGTTCGAGCTTTCGTCCGACCCGATGGTAAAGGGCGGAATCCGACACGACCGCTACGGCCGCCGAGTCAGCTACTTCATTCGCACGCAGCATCCGAGCGAGTATCGGATGCTCTTTCAGACAAACCCGATTCTCTGGAAAGAAGTTCCGGCCAAGAAGCCGTGGGGTCGCCAGATGGTCGGCTTCTTTCGCGATGCTCGGCGCGTTGCGCAGACCCGCGCGGTTTCGGAACTTACAGCAGGTCTGCGCGAGGTAGCGATCACGCGCAAGTTCCGCGACGTGACGCTTCAAAACGCGGTCCTGAACGCCAGCTACGCCGCCACCATCGAGTCGGAGCTTCCGACCGAGGTCGTGTTCCAGCAACTCGGTGCGGGCAGCAACAGCGTCGGCGAGGCGATCAGTGCCTACGCCACGAGCTACATGGAGCAGGTTTTGCAGTATGCGGGGGCGGCGAAGAACCTGCAACTGGACGGTGCCCGCATCCCTCATCTCTACCCCGGCACGCGGCTGCAACTCCGTCCTGCGGGCACGCCCGGTGGCGTCGGGCAGGAGTTCGAGACTTCCATGTTGCGCTACATCGCGGCGCTTCTTGGCGTCAGCTACGAAGAACTGTCCCGAGACTACACCAAGACGAACTACTCGTCCGCCCGAGCGGCCATGCTCGGGACGTGGAAGTTCATGCAGTCGCGGAAGCGGATCGTCGCCGACAAGGTTGCGAACTTCATCTACCGGCTTTGGCTGGAAGAGGCGATCAACAACGACCGGCTCGATACGTTCCGCGCCTCCCAAGCTGACATGCTCTATACGGACGATTACCAGAACAGCATGTTCGACGCGCTGGCGAACGCCGACTGGATCGGTGCAGCGCGCGGCCAGATCGACGAACTCAAGGAAACTCAGGCCGCGACCCTCCGCATCCGCTACGGCCTTTCCACGCACGAGGACGAGCTTTCGCGCCTTGGCAAGGACTGGCGGAAGGTCTATGCGCAGTTGGAACGCGAAAGGAAGGAACGCGAAGCGCGGGGCATAGTCCTTCACGAAGACTCGAACATGATGAACGCTGTCGGCGGCGACGTTCGTGACGACAGCAACGAAAGGGAAGCTCCTGATGCCGACCGAGATGACTGAAGACCGTATGTTGCCTCTTGCGGCACGTATGATCGGGGAACCGCTTCTTGTTGACCCCGGTCATGTCGACCTCTTCCGGTCGTGCGTTGCCTACGTCGCACAGCACGAACTCGCGCAGGACCATGCCTTCGCTTCGGACGACCGCGATTTCTGGGGTTCGGACCCCAATCCCTACCGGCCCTATGTCGTAAAGGACGGCATCCTTCACATCCCTGTTCAGGGCGTCCTCCTGAATCGTTTCCCCTACGCGCTGGGTCGCTGGGCTACAGGTTACGACTACATCGAGCGGGCCATTCAGCGCGGGCTGCGAGACCCCGCCGTGAAAGGAATCTGCCTCGTCGTTGATAGTCCCGGCGGCGAGGTCGCGGGGTGTTTCGAGCTTACGGACAAGATCTTCGGCTGGCGGCGAGAGAAGCCGATGCGCGCCTTCGCGGTCGGTGGCGCCTATTCTGCCGCCTACTCCCTCGCCTCGGCCGCAGTCAATCTGACGGTCGCACGT